GAGATAGAGAAAGCAGAAAAATCATATAACCAGACTAACTACTCTAATCTAAAGGCGCAATGCTATTATGAGCTGGCTAATATAGTAAGGGATAGTCTAATATCTATTGATACTAACGACCAAGCAGTCATAGAGGCTATCAAGGAGGAACTACTATCTATCAAGCAAAAGGATATAGACAAGGGCGGCAAGCTATCTATCATAGGCAAGGATAAGATTAAGGAAGACCTAGGGCGCTCGCCTGACTTTGCCGACGCTCTAATGATGAGGTTATATTTTGAACTTAAAAAGGAGCTGCCTTTACAGATATTCTTATAGCTTGACAGTATCCTAAAACAGCAAGTATTATTTGGTAAACTTATACAACAAATATATGAGATTAAAAGATCTTTTCAGAAGCAAGCAGGAGGATAACGGCGTATCTATAGTAAACTACGCCAAGCAAGACAAGTACTCTTGGGGCAAAGCAAAAGAAGCATTAGACTACTACAGTAAGAACGAGTGGGTCTTTTCTGCTATTACGCATATCTCCAGCGCCACTAGTAAAACAAACCTAGGACTATACGAGCGCCAGAAGAAAGGCGGCGAAGAAGTAATAGAGCGTATTACAGCTAGCCCTATACTAAACATTATAAATAATCCTATGCCTAACAAGACTAGGAAGCATTTTATAACAGAGCTAGTACAGAGTCTATTGCTATCAGGAGAGGCTAATTATAGGGTAGTAGGTAATGAGATTATATTTATACCGACACACCTTATTACTATTAAGAGTGATACACTAGGGCAGATACATAACATAAGTATAAATAATGACGGTCAAAAGGTAGAAATACCACTAGACGAGTGGTTTAGTATCATTATACCAGACCCAGCTAATCTACCTAGAGGCGTATCTCCTTTAAAGGCGGCAGCTTTAGCTATTGAAACAGATATAGAAGCACAAAACTTTCAGTGGAACTTCTTTAAGAATGGAGCTTTACTATCTGGTATATTCAAAACAGATCAAGTCATAACAGAGGACGACCAAGCAAGGCTAGAGGCTAGTTGGGATTCTAAGTTTAGCGGAAGCGGTAAGTCAGGTAAGACAGCTTTCTTAGGTAAGGGCGCAACATATCAGCCTATCTCAGAGAGTCCTAGTACATTCAGTGTAGAGATGAGCGCACAGCTAATGGAGAGGATACTATCTGTATTCGGAGTACCTAAAGCTATCATAGGCATAGTAACAGACGTAAATAGGTCTAACGCCGAGTCTATGGACTATGTATATTCAAAGTATGTAGTTGAGCCTATACTAGAGAACATAGCTGACGCATTCACTTTTAAGCTACTACCAAAGATTGGCGGTAGTGATACTATGTTTTTCAAGTTTGACGACGTTACACCAGAGAACAGGCAGGATAAGAATGACTACTTAGAGGTGGCTAAGATGTTTATGACTGTTAATGAGATGAGAGAGCTTGAGGGTCTAGGACCTATAGAGGGCGGAGATGTACTAGTAGCTAATGCACAAGAGGTTGTTAGTGATGATAACAAAGATGACAAAGAAGACGAAAAAAAAAATATTAAATCTGTAGAAAAGGAGTTTACTGAGGAGCAGACGGATAAATTTTACAGGTCTTTTCTAAAGCAACACGGTAGTAATGAGGAGGATATAAAGCGTAAAATGGCATTATTCTTTGACGAACAAGGAAAGCGTGCGGTAAACTCTATAGAGAGTAAGAGTAAGGCGGTAAATAAAAACCCTCTAGATAAAGAAAAGGAGGCAGAGCTATTAGCTACGTTTATGGCAAAGAGCTTCGTAGATGTAATGGATAGTGAAGCACAGAGGCAGATAGCAGAGATACCTTTCTTGACTTCATTTGACCTACAGAACTCTAAGGTACAGGCATTCGCAAGAGTAGCCACTGCCAAGTTTGCTGCCGAGGTAACAGATACTACAGTAAAAGAGCTAAAGGAGCTTATAGCTAATGGGTTGGATCAGGGAGACTCCCCAAGGCAGATAGCAGGTAGTATATCAAGTAAGTTTGATGACTGGCAGGGTAATAGGTCATTAGTGATAGCCCGCACAGAAACTACAAAATTCTCTAATGGAGCTTCACAGTTGCTTTACACCCAGAACGGCGTAACTCATAAGACTTGGATTACTACAGTAGACGGCAGAGAGCGCGCGGCTCATAGAAAGGCTAACGGACAGACAGTTAAGATAGATGATAAGTTTCTAGTCGGAGGAGAACGCTTAGAAGCACCAGCCGTAGGAGGTAGTGCAGACAATGTCGTCCAGTGTAGATGTGCTATGTTACCATTTATAAAGTAATTTTTTAATCATAATATATATGAAAAAGTTAGATAACAAACAGGTAGATGAGCTAAAGGATAAGAAAGTAGACGTATTACTATCCCTAGTAAAGGCTAGTGATAAGGATAAGTTTACTGTGTTAGCCTCTAATGGCACGCTTGATAGGCACGGAGAGGTTATAGACCCTAAAGGTTGGGATACTAAGAACTTCAAAGATAGCCCAGTGATACTGTTTAATCACGACCACACACGTATTGTAGGTAAGGCTAGTAATGTACGAGTAGATAAAGACGGTCTTAAAATGGATATTGAGCTTGCTAGTAAGGGTACTAGTCCAGATGTAGATATGGTACGTAACCTAGTAGACGAAGACATTCTATCTAAGGTGTCTGTAGGTTTCATACCTAAAGACTGGGAGCGTAATAGCGACGGTAATATAGTCTTCACTAAGACAGAGCTATTAGAGGTAAGCCTAGTAGGTGTACCAGCTAACCCAGACGCAGGTAAGATGAAAACATACTCACATATCAAAGATGTAGAGGAGGCGCAGGATACACAAGATGACGTGAACGATGATACTGAGGATAAGGAAGATGAACTTGACGACAACACAAAGCAGGTGTTAAAAATGTACCGTAAGGGTCTACTATCTCTAAGGAAAACACTAGGTATTGAGCCAAGTGAAGACGAAAACGAAACAATAGAGAGGGTAATATCCTACGCCAAAGAGGCTCTAGGCGGAATAAGGAAGAGCCAAACCAAAACACAATCTCCATTTGAGGCTTTAATTACTACGGCAAACCCGAGTAAAGAGAAGAATGACAAAGACCTTGTTAAACTCCTTGCAGGCAGCAAATAGATTGAAGCAACAATTTTATTTTTCATATAAAACAATTTTATTATGAACTTTGCAAAACTAAAGGCAGCTCTTGCTAAAGCTATTGAGTCTGGAGATCAGCCAGAGATAGACGCAGCTAGTGCAGCTTTACAGAAAGCTATGGACGCAGCCGACGAGGCAGCAACTGATGATGACAAGTCTGACGATAAGTCTGATGACAAGTCTGACGAGAAAGAGAACGAACAGGTTAAGGCTCTTACAGCACTAGTAACTGGTATGTCCAGTAAGCTAGAAGCTATGACAGCTAAATCTAGTATGGCTAGTATGTCTAACGACAAAACTGTTAGCCTACGTGGCAAGGAGTTTAAAGTAGACACAGTCAAAAGGGTAGCAGGCTTCATAAAGGCTCTTGCTACAAACGACTTTGTGGCTCTAAAGGCTCTATCTGAGGGCACAGACTCCGCAGGTGGTTATCTTGTACACGATGAGTTTACCGCTGAGGTAATCCGTGAGTCTCAGGAGTATGGTGTAATGCGTGGTCTATGTCGTATTGTTAAAATGAAGTCTGATACACTAAATCTTGATACACTAGCAGGAACTGTTACAGCTTACGTAGTAGGCGAGGCAGCTACTATAACAGCTTCTCAGCCAGCATTCGGACGTAAGGTACTATCAGCTAGGAAGCACGCAGTACTTGTACCGTCTTCTAATGAGCTTCTTGATGATTCAGAGGTAGCTGTATGGGAGCTAGTACGTACTCTAATGGCTGAGCAGCTAGCTAAGCTAGAAGATACACAGATACTATCAGGAGCAGGAACAGGTAACAACTTCACTGGTATCTTCGTAGACGCAGGCGTAGGTGTTCTAACACTAGGTACAGGCGATGTAGATTTCTCAGATGTAACACTTGATGACTGTCTTGACCTAATAGGTACAGTATCTAATCAGGCAGCACGTCGTAACGGTAAGTTCGTAATGCACTCTGACATCTGGTCTATTCTAGGCAAGATTAAGGATACAGGCGGAGCTTATCAGGCAGTAAGTACTAATATCCAGATAGTTGGAGACCGTAAGACAACTGCTGAGAAGACAGGTTACGCAGGTTCTCTATGGGGCAAGCCAGTATTCATATCTGACGAAGCACCTAGCACATCTGCTGTTAGCACTAAGTTTATTGCATTCGGAGACTTTGAGCGCTCAGCAATACTAGGCGACCGTAAAGAAATGTCTATGACTATGCTTACTGAGGGTACTGTAGGAGGTGTAAACCTTGGAGAAACAGATCAGGCAGCACTACGTGGAGTAATGCGTAAGGCATTCATTATAGCAATACCTACAAGCATTGCAGTTATGAAGACAGCGGCAGCGTAATCTATATACAATAACCAATTAAGTCACTATGGCTAATGAAACAGCTGTTACTACAGCAGAAGAGGCTACACCAGATGTAGCTAAGACAAAGAAAGGTCGCCCTTATACTACTTCTCGCAACGTAAGAATTGCAGGAGGTACAACTTATCAGGTAGGTAATAAGTATTTCCTATCTGATAAGGAGGTAAAAGACCTTAACAAGACTCACGGAGATGTATTTGCTCAGGTAGTTGAGAAGTAATAGACGTGATACTCAGGGGGTGCTATATGCGCCCCTTGGAATTACTTTTAATACACATATATGGCTCTAAAAGACAACGCAATAGTTACTTTAGCCGAGGTAAAAAGTCAGCTAGGAATATCTAGCACTTCTTACGATACTCTATTAGAGGGCTATATAAATCAGGTTTCAGAGTTCTTAGAGCAGTATATAGGCTCTAGGATATTACGTAGGGCTGGAGACGTAATAGAATGGCATACAAGCAAGGGTATGACCTATATTTTACCACGCCAGATATTTGAAACTGACGCAGTAACATCATTGGAGACTACAGTAGGCATAGGCAACACAGAAGACGCTCTAGTAGCTGACGAAGACTATGCGGTACGTGAGGGCGACGCTTCTAAGATTAGGCTTTCTTACGCTATCAGCGATAGTATAGACCTAAAACTTACTTATAATCCTGGGTTTACTACAGTACCAGACGATCTAAAGGGTGCTTGTATCCAGATGTGCGCATACCTATTCACTAGGCGTAGTAGCGGAGACTCTACAGAGGTAACAGTAGATAGTGTTAGTAAGAAGTTCTTACTAGACATTATCAAGCTACCATTTGTAACAGATGTAATAGAAAAATATAGAGTAAAAACCTTTTTCTAATGATAGAGACAGTAATAGCTGACGTTTACAAAATACAGGGTACGGCTGGCAACATAAGTTATAGTGGCTCTGTAGAGTTTACAGCTGAGATAACACTACAGCCTGCTACTCTTGGTAATGTACTGTCGGTAGACGGTATGTTAGACGGTCAATATATAGCAGAATGCTTTGACGGCGGGCTAGATATAGATGAGGGCGACAAGCTAGTAATAGACGGTACTGACTATATAGTCAGTAAGAAGTCAGACTGGTCTGGGTTTTCTTTTAATCATTTCAAAATGCAGTTATCTAAAAAGATATAATGGCTCATATCAATATTAAAAATATGGAGGGCTTAGAGAAAGGATTGAGAAAGTCCCCTGCTACTATGATAAAACACCTACAGAGAGGCATAGCTAGGTCTGGTGCTAAGCTAGACAGTATGATGAAGATAGAGACACCAGTAGATACAGGAGCGCTTAGGGGTAGTGTACACTTTGAGCTAGGTAAACTAGAGACTGAGGTAGCGCCTAACAAGAAATATGCTAAGTTTGTGGAATACGGTACACGTAGGCAAAGGGCTAACCCTTTCATACAGAGAACAGTCAAGAAAGGTACACCAAAGGTAGAAGCTATCATAGATAAGTCTATAAAGGACGCATTAGATATAATTTTTAAATAATCAAATATGTTTACCATTATTAGAGCAAAAATAGTTTCAGAATTAACAGCTAAAGTAGGTAGTGGCGGTACTAATGTGGTTAAATCTATAGCTAATTTTAATAGTAAACATCACGACGTATACCCTGCGGTCAATGTTATTGCTGGTAATTTAGAGTCAGATGTGGCAGATCAGAAGCGTAACCAGCGCATATATACGTTTATAATTAAGGTTATACAGCCTATAGACACTAAAGTATCTGCGTATGAGGACGCTGAGACCGCATTCTTACTAGCAATAGATGATATAGTATCACTTATGGACGATAGGTTTTTAGATGATACTCTTGACTTTCTAGAGCCTATACAGCTTGAGACTGGTACTTCTGATGATGAAGCTACTGGAGACGCTAGAGTGGGTATAATAAGTTTTAAAGCTAGAATGCTTGAAAATATAGCTTGACGGTAGCCTAATATAGAAGCTAATATTTTACTATAAATAATTATATATGTATTTATGAACAAGTCTACAAGTAAGAAAAAAGAGGCAGTTAAACCAGACGAAACACCTAAGCAGAGGCTAAAAACCTTTAATATCCCTAAGTTTGGGCAGGTAAAAGCAGTAAATATGCTTGAAGCTTGCGAAAAGGTGGAAGCTATAAAAAGTAAATAATATATTAAATAACTATTCAAAACTATGAATACTAAGATTGGAGTGCAGGAAAGCGTAACTATTGGTAAGGAAACTACAGCAGGTACTGCGGTAGCAGGTACAGAGACTATCCCTACTGACGGATCACAGACTCTTGGAAGTGGCGCAGAGTATACAAAGGACGAACAGGCTAGAGGCTCTAGGGCTATACGCTCTAATAGTGAGATTTCATTACTAAAGTCAGAGCCAGGGTGGACAGCTAATGTATTTAGTGAAACATTTGGTCGTATATTAGAGGGTATGTTTGGTAGCGTATCTAGCGCAGCCAATGCAGACGCTTCTAGTCTTGTATATGATCATACATACTCAGTACTTGAGGATACAGCACTACCTACATACACTATACGTATGCTAGACGGTATAGAGGATATTATGAGTACATATAACGTAGTAAATGAGCTTACTATTAACTTCTCATCTGATAACAGAGCTACTTATACAGTATCTTATATGGGTCAGAAGCAGGAAACCGCTACAGGTACACCAGCATACGACGCAGATGACGCACCATTTAGAGCTACAGACGCAGTAGTTAAGCTAGCAACTAGTCTTGCTGGACTAGACGCAGCTTCTAGTATCTGTGTACTAAGCGGTAGCATAACATTTACCAACAACGTACAGGCTTTCAAGTGTACTGAGGGAGATGAGCATAGTAAGATAGTAGGTACTACCTTTGAAGTAAGCGGTAGCCTAACATTACTATTTGAAGACGGTACTTACCGTGATTTCCACCTAGACGGTACTAAGCGCTCATTACGTATAGACCTAACAAATACAGGAGATACTATAGGTACTGCGGCTAATCCACAGCTACAGATTGACGTAACACAGGCTGCATTTGAGGAGTTTGACGCTACACCGTCAGCTACAGATACTATGGAGCAGACATTAGGATTTCAAGGAGAGATTAACGGCACTATAGTTTCTGCTATATTGACAAACCTTACGGCTTCTTACTAATAAATTATAACCAAACTAAATAGATGAAAACTGAAAAAATCAAACTACCGTCAGGTATAAATGTAGAAGTATTTGAGAAAGTAAACGTAGCATTTATTCTACAGATAGAGAATAGCAAAGGTAAGAATGGAGAAGTAGACCCGACAGCACTTATCCCTGCTCTACGTAAACTTATCTGGTCTTGGGACTTCACTATCAATGATAAGGCTATAGACCTTACAGAGGAAAACATAGAGCTTATATCTGGAGATGACCTAGAGGTTTTAATGAAGCTTCTACAGTCTAAAATGGAGGGC